CTTTTAGAGATTTAATAGCTAAAATAGCTTCATAAGCAATACTTGAACGCTTGCGGCCTAAACGATATAAGGCACGTTTAGCATTGTCGTAGTCACTGTCTCCCTTGTTTGCATACGTGTCAAAGGCTGTGTCTACAATAGCACGATAGTCTTCGACACTTAGTTCAGTGTCCCCCGCTTCGAGAAAATTAATTAGCCCGTTCGACATACCAGTAATATCAATTCCGGGGTACAATTTTAGTGTGTCGCTAACTTTACTTGCTGCAACATGTGCGTCATGACTAACTAATCCTTTTCCTAAAAGATTACCAAACAAATAGTCATCAGTTAATTCTTTACTTTGAGCAGTCTTTAAGAATGTAATGCCTTGTGTAAACATAAAGTAATTATCATTGATCTTTAAGTCTACAAACAGGCTACTTAAGCGTGCATGAGCATGATTGTCACCGTTACTAACATTTAGTGTTAGTTCAAATCCCTTGTCGAGAGTTGCTTTCTTAAAATCAAAAACTGTTGCTTCTGTGGGTGCGTCTGTTCTACTTTTACTTGTCATATTTCTAATCCCGCTTTCTTTAATTCTGATATTAGTGTCTTTCCATCTTTAGTCTGTGCTACTGTTTCTATGATTTCGCTAGTTTGTTTTTCCATCTCAGCACTTGCGTCACCGCGCTTATCTTCTGGTACATACTTCAAAAGTATCTTAGCCATCGCCCTTTGCTGGCTCATAACGATAAGTTGATACTGCTTTAGACTACTTAATGTTAGTCCGTTGTCCTTAGCGCCGAAAGCCTTGTTGTACTCAACTAGTAACTTTAATAACGACTGTTGATCTAAGGTGTTTAACTGCTTAAACGTATTTATACCAACGTTTATCATGTCTTCCATTGTTGCTCGTACACTGACAAACTCTGTGTTGCTATTGTCTTCTATAGGAACCACATCAATATTTTCTTTATTAAGCTCTTTATACCTTAATTGCTGGTTCTTTAGGTTATCTTCTGGGAATCCTTCTACAGACGGTTGATTACCAGTAAATCCAGACATTTTTCCTTTAACGTCCTTAAGCTGCTTCTTTCCCTTTATTAAGTCATCAACGTTCTGACCAGTTGCGTCAGCCGTTAATACCTTCTTCTTAAAACTTGAAATTGTTGCTATTGAGAATGTAAACCCATTTTTATCTAAAAAATCTCTAATTTGCGTAAGTGATTTGCTCTCATGAACCATCCCGACTGCCATTGATAGTTCAGCAGGGTGCTCAGCTAAATCCTTTAATCTAAGCTGTTTTCCGTTGCCATTACTAGCTTTACTTTTCATAAATCATCTCTCCTATCAATAAGACAATTGTATGATAACTAGTAATGTATTATATTATTCAATAGAAAAACTAAAATATTTTAAACTTTTTAGTCTACTACAAATATTCCAACAAAACCAGTGATTGCAAGCGTTTAAGCCTCATAATCAAATTATACAATCTTTAACTTTTTCAACTTTTCGTCTACTTTAATAAAAAGCTGACTGCTAAATGGATTAAAAATTGTACTATATACTAGCTATAATGACGATTCTAATACCCCCAGTTTACTCATTAAATCAACAAATGGTTCAGTAAAACACGATCCACTAGATATAGAATCATAAATATGTTCTTCTATATTATTGACATATTTACAGTAGTCATTTCGTGATAATAGCTTTTCTGGTATTTCGTCTAGCCGGTCAACGCATATTCCTATCTTGTACTTATCAACTAATTCTGAAAGATAAGAACTAGAGCTAACAATTAAAGGTAGCTTTGCTGATAGATACAAGCTTGCCTTATGTGAAACGTTGATTTTGGCATAGTCTTGAAATTTACTATCTGCATACCATACAAGCCCGTACCCACTATATAGTCTAGCAGGTAAGTCGTCTGGATGAACTGCACCATGTTGCACGACTAAATCAGTTTTTTCTGAATTAGACTTGTCTACTTGTTTCCCCCAAACGTCAATATGCTCTATACCTTCTAGGCTTTTACTAAATAACCCATTAGATCGGCTTAAGTTGCCCGCATATTCAATTCTATTGTTGCTAGGCTCAATCCTATGGTTAACTACATAGTCTGTTAGGTACGGCCACAGCTCCATACAAGTGATTGGGATACTGCTAATCCCTGATTCCCTAATGATAGCCTTGATTCTATGACCTGTTACGACCAGCCCGTCATACAATTTAAGTAGTTTATACTGGTCTGAAAAATCTGGTGAAAACCCACGAGCGTATTCAATGTCATGTACTAAGCCAACAACAATAGCTCCCCTATCATGCAGTTTATTAACTAGCCCAATTTCGTCTGATATATACGCAGGTGTCTGTATTAAAACAACGTCGCCTTTACTTACCTTACTAGCTACTTTAAGCATGTATTCGTCAGAGTTTCTATCATCACCATATTTTAGACTTGGTATTGATAATGGAAAACTTAGGAAATTAATAGCAACTATCTCTTCAATATCCTTACGTGGCTTGACGCTTGCGTCATATGCTATACAGTCACTATCAAGCTCGGTATACCATAGTTTCAAGTTGATCACCTCCTTACTGTCACTTATTATACTAACATATAGAACTAAATTTGTCAATTAAAAAAGATGGCATCAGCCACCTAAATTATTATTTCTTAGTACTGGTAGATCTACGTCTACGTACTGTTTTTTTAGTAACGGTCTGTGTCTCAGTTACCGTTTCTTTGTTAGTAGCTTTTTTAACTTTGTCATTGTTCGCTTTACGAAAGGATTCTTTCAATTCCTTTACCGGAAACTGCATTAAATAGCTTTCGTCATTGCTATTGACGTCATAACTATTTACAATAATTTCGTCTCCTTGAACATAAACAGTAACGTTAGCTCGTTTACCATCAACCGATTTTGTCACATAGTGTGCTCTGGCGCCGTTCGGAAGTGTACCCTGTTTAACGGCATATAAATAGTTTTCTCCGTCTTCGGAGTTAATAAATAGTGAGGCAATCTCTTTCAAGTTCTTTGTACTAAATCTTCGCATATTGGTTTCTCCTTTAAAATGCTGGCTTTGTTAAATCACTTTTATAATTACTTCGTAACTTGTTGGTCTGGGATTCCCAGCGTCGCTTGTTATCTTTCTTCTTAACTGTAGCCTTTTTACCATACTGTTCACGATACTCTTGCATGGTAACGACTTTCATAAATATAAAATTAATGTCGGCTCGGTCTCCTAAGTCGATGTACTCAATTTTCATCTGACCGATAGGCAATCCTAGGTTCGTGAATGTAATGTATACTGAGGCTCCACTAATATCATTAATAACACCTACTCGATAGCCAAACACACTCATAGGCTTACTGTTGAAATAGGACGCAACTAGTTGCTTTGCAATATATGCTGAATCTATCAGCTCTTTCCTAGTTGCGTCCTTCAAATGTGTTGTAAACCCCAATAGTAGATACTGATTAAACTTACGCTTATTGCTGAGCCACTTTTCACTATTACTAGAAGTACTAGCCTTATTTAAAGTAACCGACCTTTTTAGACCCTGAGCAATAAGTTCATTAGTATCCATTATAATCTACCTCAGTGACTCATAATCCTGCCCTAGTCTGTACATCGTAACTGACTTATCTGGGTTCATTGCGTTCTGCAAGTACATTTCAACTATCGCTCTTGTACCAACGCTATCAGAAACTAGATTGTTATAAACTGTTAACATTTTCCTCTTAGTCCAGTCCTGTCTAATACTAGAAATCATACCGTTATTTGCAATTGCCCCCTGTGCACGGGTTCTACCAGTGCTTATGTGCTTTCTGTTCTTATCAATTAGGTCAGGTCTTGTTACAATAGTTTTTAATAAGGTGTATAACTCACCTTTCCAAAGTAAAGAATCGGCTAACGTATATAAACTAAATGCCGGGTTCGCCTGTGCTTTCTTTAGCGATCCTAGAACTATTTCGTCTTCATAGTCCTGAGTTACGATCACGCCAACATTTTCAAACATTTTATCGTTAGTTATACTAAGTACATGACTTAATATGCTCTTATCACACATAACATATACGTGCTGGCAAACTTTTAGATAATCTAGTAACTGTCTCTTTAGTCTCCTTGTAGTATCATGAGCAGACTTAAACTCTATACCGATGACACCAACTACTTTTGATAGCAATAAACAATCTGCGACTGTATGCTGACCAATGCTTTTCTCAAAGAGTACCTTAGTATCACCTAGTTCTCCTAGGTCATAGCTAATGATTGTTTTAGCCTTTAATAGTCTTCCTTTTAGCTGACCTGCATATGATTCTGTCACATAGATACACCTGCCTCTGATATAATCATGGCAAGTGACTCAATGGTTCCGTCAAGTGGAATATATGACTTGATCCACCCAACTCGTTTAAGCGCAACGAAAACCCCGGTTTGTTCTAATCGTGGCGTTCCTTTACTGTAAGATACTGCAAGCTCATTCCACCCATCGCCAAAGGTTCCGTCAAATGTGTCTGTACCCGCCGTAATGACATTAAAGTATATTGGCAAGGCCTCTTCAACGCGGTAATAAGAGCTACGTTTTGGCTTGTTATTTCCTTTAGCGTATTTAATAAGCTTACTTTCAACGCGTGGGTTAAGGGGCTCAGTAGTGTGCTTTACCTTTTTAGTATCTATTGACAGTTTAGATACTTCTTTTGATTTTTTATAGGCTTTCCTACTATTATTACTTATATCGTATACGAATACCCAAGGCTCGCCATATAAAGTAGCCATTCTGATAATGTTTACCGGCTCTCCGTCAAACGACAGAACGCCCTGTTTAACCTCTGTATTTGGTATATCAGCCAACTTGTTTCACACCCTTACTTTATATTCTTAATTATCTGGTCATATTGAGCAGCATTTATCTTTCCAGCTTCATAGTCGTCTTTGGCCTTACTTGCCTCTGCTAACTGTGATTTATAGCGTTCTTCTACTGCGCTCTTTAAATACTTTTGAGCTACTAGCCCACCAAGTTTGTAGGATAATACCACTAAGACTCCTGATAGAATAACATACAAAAACTGCATATTGGTTAGCAACCCAAATATTAGCATGATTACTGTGTCAGTAAGCATGAATGTAGACCATCTAACTACGTATTCAATTAGCATACTAATAAAATTCTCTTGACTTACAACGCCGGATTCTTGACGATTTGCTTTGTTAATCATGTTAGTATCTGATATAACTCCACAGATTAGTTCCAAGCTGTACACAGCTGTTACCGATAAATATACTAGCATTTAGTCATCTCCTATTTTATAGTCGCCAGAAAAAGAAGAAACTATTGTCATGTTCACCTTTATTTTTCTTTTCCTGTTCCTCATCATACTCGGCGCCTTTCTTAACTGCATAATAAGCAAAGTACCCGATCCCAATAAATACAATTACATCTAGAATTTCTTGCATAGTATTTTCCTTCTTTCTTAACTTTATTCTATCTTAGCATAATAGAATCTAATTGTCAATTTAACTCTATACTTTAAGTATAGATAGACTAGTCGGGAACTCTTTAAAAGCTAACTCAATATAATTATTAAATTTTTCAGGGCTTTTACTAGTCTTACTTTTAGATAAACGTTCTATTATATACTCTCTAGTGCTAATATCAGTTGATTCTCGCGCTTTTATAGCCATATTGGTATAATCGTCCATGTTATCAACTAAAACTGCGTACGCTGTTCCTAAGCTATTTATTTTAAATGAACCAATATCTAGATTACTATTATTTGGATAGTTCCCTTTAATGTAATTGTTTTTATAAAACAGGCTGTTCTCAGCAGCGCTCTCCTTTGATACTCCGCTATCATGGAGAATATCCCATTTATTAAGCTCAGTTAAGGGGTCACTTGACCAAGAGAATCCTAACCCGTTAACGTACTTAGGATTATAACCGTGTTTATAATAAGCATAGTAACTAGCAAACATCTCGGCTAACCAGCTCTGAGCTTTAGGTACGTCGTCTTCCATCGCCTTTTTAATCTTATAACAGTTTTCAGTTATTTCTTTATATAAATCAGCATAAGGGTTTCCTATGATAACCTGTGCACCACACGCGCTTTCGTCAAGCCTTTCAAGCTCGTCACTAGGTACCCCAGTTATTCGTGATAGATCTTTAACGAATTTTTCGTATCCGTCCTCGTCTTGAATTTTTATCAATCCTAGACTTTGATAAAAGTTTGTCTTAGATCCAACTACTTGATGTTCAAGATTATTAAAACCAGATATGCTATCAAGAAAAACTACGTCGGTATCTAATTGCATGATTGTGCTTTTCTCTAAACTAGAATTACTAGATAACAGTTTCATAAATCCAAAAGGCTTTACAGTAGCCGGATATATTCCGTACTCCCTTGTTAATGCTAGCAGTTCTGAATGAAATGTAATTATATTTATTCCAGCTTTAGACAGATCTTTTAAATATTCTTTAGCAATTATTGCATCCTTGGGATTATCATACACAAACACGTTGTATATGTCACTAGCTTTAACCCCGGCTAGCAATAAGCTACTATCTAAAATCTTGCTTTCCCATAAAAACCTAGTCTTTGCTGGAGTACTAGTTACGTATTTGATAACATTACCCTCTCTCATTTAATATGTAAAAAGGCCACCACTAAGGCAGCCTTAAATAAATTAATTAGCTTGCGTTTGAGTCTGAGTCTCGGTAGTCGTTTCTGTAACAGGATTTTGAGTCTGAGTTTGTGTCTCAGTAGTCGTTGCTGTAACAGGGTTCTGAGTCTGAGTTTGTGTCTCAGTAGTCGTTGCTGTAACAGCTTCTGTAGTAAACGAAGGCAAAGATGAACGACTTGATGAACCAGCGTAGGCTATAGATAGGTTATCATATGTCGTTGACGGTTCTAGTCCCGTTATCTTTACAACGGTTTTGCCGTTACTGGTTGCACCAACAACGCTTTTGTTAAAGATGTCGTCGCCTTTATATATATCAAATGCGCTATCCAATATATAAAACCTCCTTTAATTACTTAGCTTGCGTTTGAGTTTGTGTTTCAGTAGTCGTTACTGGAGCCTTTGTAACTGTTTGTGTTTCTGTCACTGTTACTGTTTCATCGTCTCCACCAAGTGCTTCTGCAATTTCGTCTAATGAAAGCTTATACGTATCATACGCATTAGTATTCAAGCTTCCCCAAATGTGTTGCTGAACTGCTTGTAGCATGGCGATTCCAATGTTATGGCTGTTCTTAGCGTCACCAGCGATCTTAGAAGTAACAGTGTCAAGCTGTTCGTATTGGTCGTCTAAGTCCCTGTCTTGAAGCCATGTTACACCGTCACTTGGGTCAACATGAACTACTAGTTTACCCTTTCCTTCGGGGTCAGCAACTTGTGCTGGGTCTGATAACACGAATTTATACACGTCTAGATTAGAGAACTTGAAACCTACAGGCAGTGCCCCCTTATCTGAATATACGTCTGAACTTGATGATGGGAAACCAATAGTAAATGTTCTACCATTCAGGTCGTTATAGGTCACCGTATCAATATCAATCTTTTTAACCATTTAATACTCACTCCTTATTTATAAGCTAAAGTTAGCGTATCACTAATTAGTACCAATATTAATATTTAGTTGCACTTTCTAGTAGCCACCCTCTGTGTATCCAGCGCTTGACAAGCTATCTCCATCCATCCTACTGATCGCTTCAAAGTCTTTTTCGATATTAAGTGCATTCTTAACTTTTGAATTATTAAAGCTTTCTAAATCATCGTCATTAATGATTGCATAAATTGAGCTATTTGTCATTTGTGCAGGATAGTGATCGTCAGCTATAAAGTCTCGTTCCGCCTTAGTCAGACCACCAATAAATTCTCCATAGTTATAAGTAATCCTGATATTATTAATGTCATCTCTACGATAGCCAACAACAAAGTTGTCGTAAAACTTATATGGTACAAAGTGCGACGACAGATAAGGTGTTCCAAACGTTTGGTACTCTGAAACGTCGAACCATGGATGGTCTGTGTCCTTTAATGAATCCCATAATTGTTCAAGATGTTTTCGGACGTTCTTACGCTGTGATTCTGCATTAAATTGTTTAATTACAGTATGCCTACTGAATACTCCTAGCATACTATCTTCTTCACTTCTTGATAACATATCTTTCCTCCTATAAATAAAAAGGGCTTACGCCCTTATGTTCCCCGTTACTAGTCAATTGGTAGCCCAGCGTCAACGTAATCTGTAAAATTCTGTGGACGTTCATCTTCTGGCTTATCCATCATAACGTCATAATAATGCTTACGCATACCAGCTATTTCTGGGAAGTACTCAACGCTCATCGTTGCTGTTGTGTTGAATAAAGCTGGATATATATCTGGAAATACCTTTAGAGCAACTTTTCGCCAAATCTCATTAGCTGTCTCTTTTCCTTCGTCTGACTTTAGATAAGATACAAAGTCTACCCAGCCTTGCTTCTTAATTTGTTCTCCGTCATCATTGACATACGTGTACCACCCTGAGCCCTTAATGATGCCTTCGTCTACACCGCCGTAAAAGATGTTGGTTTCTCTATCAAATCCTCTAGCTCCCAGTAGCTTGATTGTAACTGTATCAGTAACGTTATCACCAATCTTAGACTTTACAACGGTTACACGCGTGTCGAACCCAACTGCGGTCTTGTCTGAGTTGTGCATTTTAATCGCACTACTTTTTTGAATACGAAGACGTGAACTTGTAAAATGTTCCCAGCCTTTCCCGCCTAGGGACTTAGTTTGGGCATACTTTGGATTAGGGGCTTTCATGTCGTCCCGTCCTTGGTTAAGACCAATCAGTAACCCGTTATTATATGACAAATTAGCTTGGACTTTTCTAGCCATAATCGCTAGCGCTTTAGCCTGTTGACCAACAGTCGCGCTTTCAGAGTCAGTATTAGCTTCAAGCTTAGATTGAGTGAAACCAACGGAGTCAATAATAAACATCGAGATTACATTTGGGTTCTGACCATGTATCTTAGCAGCCATATTGACGATATAATTAGTTAGTTCCTCAATATACAATGGTGTTACTGTACCATCTTTATTTAGTTCAGGTGTAACAGTAAGAACCTTACTAGGATCTACCCCAAGACCTACTAAACGCTCGTTATCCATTGTCTCTTCAACGTCAAAGTATATAGGCATAATATTCATTTTAAGAGCATTTCTCATAATAAGCCCCATCAATGTACTCTTACCAGAACTGGGTAGTCCAAACACTTCTGTTACTCTACCGGACGCAGGAATACCGGATATTAAGTTCTTATCTAGAGAAGGAATTAACGTTGGCACGTAGTCTTTAACTCGCCCTTGGTCAGTGTCTGAGTAGTCAGTAATTCGTTTGTCGCCTTTCTTCAATACTGACATTATATCTGAAATATTAACTGTCATTCTATTCCTCCTTAGTTAAATGCGTCTAATACAGAATCAATTCCGCTATCCTGTTCACTGTCGTCGTCATCAAATGGAAATGCTGTGTCGTCACTATCCTGCTGACCTTGTGTCTGAGATTCTGGCGTCCGTTGTGGTTCAGACTTAGGAAATCCTTGTTCTTCTTTAGGCCATAGTTGCGTTGCAGACGAATCTTCTTCAACAGTAATTGTCTTATGCTCTTCGCTAGGCTCTACTGGTGCTGAACTTACTGGAACTTGGCTAGTATTACTGCTATTATCGCTTTTATTTTCATTTAAATACTTTTCAGCAACGGTCATATGAACATTAAGCTTGCTAGCCTTATCAACAATAGACTTACTTAATTGATATTCTAGATAATTGTGATAGTCCTTGTCATAGTCAACAATTTTCTGGTTATACTGTTCTGGGTCATCAAAGTAAACAAAGTCCGTGTCTTCATTATTCCGTTTTAGATAGTTGTATTCCATAGGAGGGTATACAATGTCAGTACGTGCAGATACATTCATATGGCTACCATCATACTTAATTTGAACGGCATACGTGTCTCGTTGAGATAAGAACCCGTCTGGTAGTGAATTGCCATTAACTCGATAGGTTTTGTCAGCTAGAAGATTTACCAGCGCTTTGTAAATAGAGGACGAGATAAGGTAGTTAACAATCTTATAAGTTCCATCGCTGTTCTTAACTAGGTCACCATTACTATCAGATGGAATACCAATGATTTCATAAAACTGCGAGATTGATGTTCCAGCGAACCCTACGCCTACTCCTTTTTCTTTAATATCAATTGGATTGTCATTAGTATTGTGTTCTTTTCGATACTTACTGTTAAACTTCATTACTTCCCATGTCATGTCAGATAGGGAATCTTGGTTACCATCACGATATACGCTTGGATGGAAGTTATGCTTGCCCTTAGACGTGTTGATCGTAAATTCAATTTCGTTTACTTCTTTAGCAAACCAACGTTTTCCTAAAGACAGGATTCTTCCAAGGAATGGGTTGTTTTTACTAATATATTGAGGCTTGTTTTTTCTTAACGAATATAGTTGTTCTTTGAAATTATTTTCGTGCCTTTCACTAGAACTACTACCAGAGCCATTAACTCGTGCAAGTTCTTCTTCTAGTTTCTTTTTAAAATCTACCATTTCAATTACCTCTTTCTTTTTATACTAATATACTAGCACGCTTAGCATTAAATGTCAAGCTAAGACATTTGACCAGAAAGCCTAGTTTCAGCGCGCTTATTGCTTGCAATGGTCTGTAAAAGGTCTTTCCGCTGTTGCATCGCAGCTAGCATTTGCTTTAAATTCCCCTGAATGAATGATAGCTGATTTAGTTTGGTTTGTTCCTTTATCAACAGTGGATCGCTCATAATCCTATTATTAAGCTCATTCTGAGATAGCTTCTTACCACCATTTTCCTTAATATACTCTGCGTTGTGTGAATACTTGTAAAATAGGTCACCTTGGGTTTTGTTTACAACAAGTTTCTGGTTTTCTACCAGTAACTTAGCTTTAGCTTCTAAAGTCGCAATTACATAATAATGATTTGCTTGATTATCAAAAACTAGGTCTTGTTCGTTAATTCCAAGCCACTCGTCTACTGGGATAAGCACTTCATCACCATACTCATTACGATACGAGATTGATTCTATGTTCTTAAATTTTCCTAGGTCTAGCTTCACGCTCACTCACCTCCATAAATAAAGTGGCTATAAAAGTATAGCCACATTAAGTATCATTCTATAAGTCATAATCTCTTAAATCAATTGGATCGTCCTCATCTAAAGTCTGACTATCATAGCCTTTAACGTCTTCTTTAAAAGCGTCTAACTGTTCACTAGTCATTCTAGATAAGTTTACGAATCCTAAAGAAGTGTTTGCTAGATAACCTTTCTTGATTGCACGTGATAAAGTTGAGTACTCTACCCCTAGAGCCTCAGCAACTTTATTCATTTCATCAGAAACAATAACTTGACCGTCATCGGATTCAACCTTAATAATCTTAACAGTTGGTGCCTGCATACCATGGTCTTCACCGTTAACACGCTCGATCTTAAGAATGTTTCGCCACAGATTTCCAGAACGGCTAAGAACTGATAAGCTATAAAGACTAATACCAGTCTTGTGGAACGCTTCATTTAGTGACTTATAGGTATGTGATTCTCCAGTCTGTACATTAGTAACTTTAATGCCTACTGTATAGTCACAAACTGTTTCTTTCTGTGACTCTGTGGCTGTATCATTACCAGTATCCATAAATAGTTTAGTTTTAGTACCCTTTGATTCCTTAGTGTAATCATCTTCATCAATACTTTCATAAATACTAGTTAGCTCTTTCAAATCTTGCTTTAATTTAATAATTTCTGCCGCCATGGAGCTAGTCAACTTTTTAGACCGTTCTTTATAATTCATACTATCTTCCCCTTTTCTATACTGATAATTTTACCACATATAAATGTGTATGTCAAACGTCCTTTACTAAATCATTTGAGATGAAAATTCCGCCACCCTTAGATACAGTAACTGCTGGAATAATCTTTGTTTCACCGTTATTAGAAATTAGTCTTGCTGTTCCTAATTCTGATACAATAACTTTTGCGTCATTGAAGTAGTAGCTTCCCGGAATAGCATATACAGTCCAGTCACCTAAATCTGTGTTAGGAAAACTCATATTACTACTGTCTTTATAGAATCTAATGTCTTGGTTAGCAATAAACCCAAGCTTCAATACAGGGTCTTTTACACTATACAACTTTGGAATAAGTTTCTTTAAATAGCTATCGTACTTAACTAGCGTTTCACGTTCGTCATTAATAAACTCTAGAGCTACCTTCTTAATGTCTGAGTAGTCAGACGTATACCCTAGATAGAAAAGAAGCGTATTATTAGCTCTTTCACGTAGTTCTTCGATGTCGTTATTCATGATTAGCTTTTCTTTTAGATTCATAGTGTTATCCTCCTATATAAACTACTCAACAACGTACTGGTAAAGAATCCCCTTTTCAACATTTCGGCTACTCATAGTAGCTTTAACGTTATTCGACTTAGCAATCTTATTATAGTTGTCTACTGCCTGCTGTGTATTACCAATCAGTGGTGGAATAATATCAGAAACGGAACGTATTCCGTACCTCTCAACATATATGTTTATTGCTTCCTCAATAGTTCCGGCCAATATGACACACTTTGTTTCCATTTTGTCAAAATCGAACGCCCAAATGTATTCGTAGTTATCATCAAATTGAGCACTAAAGTCTCTTGTAACAGCGTCAATAGCTAAGGCACTCAGTATACTGTCCTTATCTCCGGTGTAGCTAACAGGAAGATCAACCTGTGGCAGAAAGCCAACTAGATTAGTCCCTCCACTACTAGATTTGTTTAGATACTCTAAAGCTACCTGTTCGTGGCGCTTATCGTTTTCCTCAGTATAGTCTGGAACACTAAACTCATTAAGACGCCCCTTCTTGTTATACATTAACCCAGTTAGCTTGTCAATGTATCCAGACTTTATTTTAGCCACATGACTGCTAGCTTCTAGTCGCTTTACCCTACGCTTAATTCCAAACATCTATTTATCCCTCCACTTGACGTCATAGTATGACGATATTGCTACTAGCACGAGTTCAACAGTAACGAATACAATAAAACTATTAAATCTTCCAAACAGATAATAGCACAGAATCCATACAGGAATAGACATCCACACAGCTAATTGCGACATAAACTTGCTAAACGATTTTTCCTTATTCTCTTTGTTCTTATTAGTACGCATTATTACACCGGCTTTCTGTTAATACTGATATATTAACATATCCATTACTTTTCTGCAAATCTGTACAAGTACTCGTCTGACTTTTTATCAAGATTAGCCAATTCTTTTTCAGCTTCGTCCTCATCAATTAATTTGTAGCTAAGCTTTTCACTCACCTTCTGCTTATCATACTGTAGCTGAGCCCACCCTTGAACGCTAGCACCTTTATTTTTACTAAGTTTAGCGATATTAATTAGGTCTTCTTCTTCCACTTCGAACTCGTCATTGTAATTAATACCAATTTCTGGTTCTACCACAAACGGGAATCTGAATTTATTGTTAGGCAGCTGGTATTCTTTTGGAACTCTGTAACCCGTTGCGTCATTGTTGACAATTGCCGGAAAATTAACGTGTTCACAGCAATACTTAACAACTGCATAGACTTCGGCTAGTTCTGGAGGATAAACATCGAGAAGAATTGAGTCATGAACAGTGGCAATTATCTTTGACTTCAACTTGCGCTTGCAAAACTGTTCGTGAACGCTGATTAGACCTAGATTAACAATGTTTGAGCCACTTCCTTGAATTTCTGTGTTAAACGCTTGTCGTTTAGCTTTAGCACGAACGTCCTTCAATATGCTATCAACGTTAGACAGATCTCTTCGGAACCCATTAAGAGTTTCAGCATATTTATACCTAGCAGCAAATTCCTGTGAATCAGCCATCGCTTGCTTAACCTGTGGCATTGTAGATAAAATGGCATCATAAATTCTTTGTGCCTCTTTTTCATCGACGCCTAAGTCTTTAGCAAGGGTCTTTATACCCATTGAATATGGAATACCAAACGATACCTTTTTAGCCGACGTTCTTAAGTTTTTAGTAACTTCGTCATATGGAACGTGAAAGCCAAGACTTGCATTATGCTTATGAATGTCTTTATGGTCTAAAAGCGCCTGCGTCATATTACGATCTTTACTAAGCATAGCCATTGTGTAAATTTCTAGGGCGCTGTAATCCATGTTGAGCAGAATACCGCCTTTAAACCGGCTTCTGTACATTGATTTAACCCCATACGAGTAATTAAAGTCGTTTGGGTTATCTGTTCTTCTAGTCTGATTTTGAGCGTTAAATGCCCCGCTAGAACTTAGCCGACTAGTCTCTGTAACATAAGGGTTAAAGCTAGGCTTAACAAAGTCGTCCTTATCCCGAACCTCCGGCAACTTGTCAATAAAAGAACCCAAGGCAGTTTCTGCTTTACTGTACTTAGAGTACAATTCAATAAACTTGGTTTTATAAGTCTCTTCTAGATACTCCTGAGCAGCTTTACCAACTGAATAGCTCTTCCATGTTATGTTCTTAGGATTTCCAGTAACGTATGGTGGTTCCTGTGGTAGCTCATACCCAAGAACATCATATAACAGTCGTTTCATATCATTAGGCGTAAACTTGAACTTATAGTTAGGAACACCATCCTTACCAGTACAGTATTTAGCATAGTCCTTAAACTTTTGCTTCTGCTCTTTAGTACGGTCTGCCGGCTTAATCTTCTTAATCTGTTCTCGTTCCATTGCAAAGTTTAGTCGCTCTTTTTCAATCATTTTAATCTCTGGAATAGTGCTTAAGATTTCGTTTTTCATGTCGTCTCGGTGCTTAACGTACTTGTCATGAAGTTCCCGATTACGTTCCATATCAAGCTTAATACCGTTATGCTCAATCGTTGTTAGTGCATCATTAAGCCGTGGGAATATGTTAAAAACTAAATTCACCCACGCACGGTTCTTCTTAATTCTACCAACCATTTTATTGAAAAGCCTTAGTGTGACGTCAGCGTCAGCTGCGGCATATGGAAATTGAACCTCCATATCAATCCAGTCATAATTGAATTTCCCTCCGTCGATCTCATTAGTAGGAGCCTTATAGTCCTTTTTAGAAACCTTAGCCTTATCTGGGTCTTTACCTTCAAGCTCTAGAGCCTTTCTAGACTTTTCAATCTCTGCGTTGTACCAATTTTTATAATGGTTCTCTAAATATTCATTTTTAAACTCTTCTAGTGGCTGTTCATAGCCTCCCATATCAGTAAACGCTCGTGCGATCTGCTTTAATCCTTTTTTTACTTTCTTTGCCTGTGAAAACCCCACATAGTACATTACTTCTGTGTCTATACACTTAATACTCCTATCTAAACCGTTGACATCCTTAAGCATAGTAATATCAAACTTACCGTTATGAAGCACTTTCCATATTTTGTCAGATTTAAATATCTGGTTAACATTATGTTTAATATCCTGCTTTTCTTCTTCTGAGAAAGGCTGAAAACCTGTCTTATCAATAGGAATTACAACACCTTGATGATCTTTCCAAGAGATTGACATCATTGTCATCCTTGCATTAGTTCGCCAAGATTCAAGTGTATTAGTTTCAAAGTCAATTCCAATTATCTTATACAGCGGAGCTTTTAGTGGAGGCAGTCCAAGAATATTTTTAAATATCTCTTTAGCACGAGAATAGTCTTTAACTAGCTCATATTCTCCTAAATCTAACTTGTTTCCGTACTTTATAAAGTGTCTAGTCATGTTTAACTGAGGCCGTAGTGTTTCTTTATCAGACGGGTACTTTAACACGTCTAGTAAGTCAGCAAAGACTGATACAAACGTATTATTGATACTAATAGTATGACTAATATCTTTTGTAAATCCAACCGGCTTTCTGGTTATAGTTTTATGTGCAATTGAGCCAAAACTAATAACCAAGTCTGGAGATTCATCGTCAATCCTTTTCCATAAGTTCTTACTAGTCTCTTCTAGATTTTTTGAGTTTATGGCTCTTTGAGCTTCTGATGAAGATACCCTCTTGTTGATTGCAAAAGCAATCCTAATTGCATTTTTATCTATTCCCAATCCTGCCCTCGGTGCGGTTAGTATCTTTAATAACAGCTTACCCTCTTTTGAGTTAAATAGATCCAACTTACCGCTGTCGTTAAAGTATGACAGTCTGGGGTACCCTAGAACTACTAATACTTTATTAAGTTTCATAGCATTACCTCCACTTTTCAATATAAAAAGCATACCATTTCTGATACGCTTTGTCAAATGCTCACTTAAATAGTTTGCTATCCTTACTAACATTATTAAACTTTCCATAGTCGTAACTGCCATTAGGTTTCTTTGCATATACATTAACTTTACTAGCTAAGTTACTACCAACTTTAAACCTAACTACATATCTTTTAGGCGCTACAACCTTGCCACTATTCTTTTTAAAGGACTCGATGTTATTGCTAATATATCGTTCCATAGCTATATCACGAGTTATCTTACCTAGTTTTCCTAGCTTTATTGAAACCAAAGTGTTGTCTTTGTCTCCATGTTTAGTAAGCTCATCATAAATTGATTCAGTAAACAATTTAGATATTAAACGCACGTCTTTATAACTTATTCTTTTGCCAGTTTCTTCTTCATATAAGTATTTAACTGTCTCAGCTATATCGTCTAGGTTATAACTAACTGGAACACCCTTAATGGTGTTATGACCTCGTTTCATTCTAGATCACCAACCAGTTTATCTATGCTACTCTGTTTAATAGTTGACTTGCTGACCTTCTTATAATCTTTTATCTCTGAATACCACGAAAACATAGTATCTGGCTTAACCTTAGTAAAGCTTGAAAGATTAGTTATAATTGCGTCAAAACTAGTTGTTTTGCCAGTACGCTTTTCATCACTAAAAACTGTTTTCCTGAAATATGGTAACTTGTTTTCAACGATGAACTTTTCAAAACTAGCATGGTAAGGTAGCACAACATAGTCGTCTTCTCTATTAACGTGCATAATAAGCATAGGCAGTTTACCGTCTAACCTGTCAGCATCTTCCACGTTCTGGGATAAGAATATTTTTAAAACGGAACCATTAAGAAATAGTTGCCTAATGTTAAAACTAGCATGGTTCTTTAACTCTATTGAGAAACAGTTCTTATACCCGACTGGAAAAAATAGGTCTCCGGTAGTTCTAGTTTCGTTACTAAAGTTTCCACCGCTCGCACCACTTGCAAACGTCCGGTTAACTTTAACTCCAGACCATTCTGATAACTTCTTAGCGATGTTACGCTCATAAGAAGATCCCTTAACGTGTCTATTTTTACCGTTAATAGTATTACCCCCTAAATCTTGACAGTAGTTGACTTCTGAGTGCTACCGTCTTTGTTAAAGAAGAAATAGGGAATCATGTCTAGGTTCTTTTCACTATCAATAATAAAGCTTACTTGACCTGCCGTAGATGCTTCTAGTCCAATAGTCTTTGGATACTGGTCAAACCCCTTAAGAGCTGGTAGACCGATCTCAATCGTTCCATTTATTTCTACTAGAGAGAACGAATGATAATGTGCGTAAACTAGAAAATCAACGTGCTTTCCTTGACCTTGGAACTTGGTTCCATTATCCTTTGCAGTACGCTTTATCTTCTCACCATGGGTAAACACCAGTCGCTGACCACACACTTCAATGTCAATTTCTGATTCGTCGTTATCTTCGTTATTTATTAAGTTAACATTTGGAAACATACCATGTTCTTTTTCTAGCTTAATCATATCAACAATTAAATGGCTTACACTATCACCTGCAATATTCGCGGCCTTATTGGCCCCTTCTGACCTATCATGATTGCCTGCAATTGAACCAAAGCTTACTCTTGGAAACTCTGATTGTAACATTAATAGTAAGCTTGTAACCATTCTTACGGCACTAGCCGTTTGACTAGCAACATTCATAGTTACATAGTTCATTTGATTTGGGTGCATGTAAACATTATTAATAATATCACCAACATTTACTACTACTACATGTTCAACGCCATGCTTCTTGGCCTCTTTTACAGAAGCTTCTACATAGTCTCTAAGACGCTTACCGGCGATCGTTTCGTCATATACGTTCTTATTACCTTGTGCAGAAACATTGTCCTTTTCTCCTAGATGAATATCTGACAAGTTTAGAATTAAGGCCTTATCGTCTGAACTATCTGAACTAGTAGTTGCCTTTGGAAAATTAAAAGCGTCTGGGTCTTTAAGAAGTGAAGATAGCTTTTCTAATACCCTATTATACAGTTGCTTGCTATACGCTGCTTCTTTTAGGTTTTTATTAAACTCCCGCTGGCTTTCCTTTAAAGAAAAGCTGTTGATAATCGCTGGGGTTACAATTTCTAAGTCCTTGTCCTCGCCATTTACGATGTCAGCAACCTTCTTATCTCCAGAAGCGACACTATGAACAATGTTTGAAAGCTCTTCACTATTTTCTGCTTCTTTTAATGCGTCAAGTAGTTCGTCTTTACTAATACGTTCTAACCCTAAGCTGTTAAGCCCACGATTAATGTATGCTAAGGTAATACGATTACCTTGTTCTACTGAACTTAACCCAATTAGCGCTGAAATTGCAACTAACTTCTTATTTTCACTAAGATTGTCTTTATCCAAAATGTTGTCCTACCTTCTATTTGTTATTTACTGTTTTATGAACCTTCATGTCTACATATTAACACATTATTTAGCATTAGTCAAATAGACCTGCAAAATCTAGGTCAATTATACAGTATCCCCCAAACTTAGACAAAACAATATTCCTGAAACCAGTTTGTTCTAGCATATTAACTATTTTACTTTTGCGGGATTCATCATATTTTTCGGGCGAAACGCTGCGTATCTTTAGTATAGTAGTCCCGCGTCTAACATCAATCTTACTTACCTGAAAGATGTATTCAACGCCTTTACTTTTTAAAAATTGTCCGTACATAATAATGACGTCATCTAGGCTTGTCTCATTACTTGAAAACGCTACTAGCATACCGCTATTTAGTTTCCTTAACTCTGCATATCCACTTTCTGGATTTAATTTATGCGTTTCTTTCCAGTTGTTGTATTGTTTATCAATAACTAGCTCAACTGTTCCTAACTGTTGAGAGAATTTAGCGTAACCTACACTGTTGATCACGTCATTTAGGTATCTAACTGAATCATATCGTGAGAACCCACTCTTATCATCAATACTGTTGTTAGCTATTTCGTCAAACACTTCACTTAAACTTGACTTCATATTGTATACTTTTAATAATTTTTTGATAAAGGAGCCAAAGCTATTAGATGAGTAAACTAGTAAATTATTAGTTAGACGTTCTTCTTCAACAAATGGTGATATTGCTAGAACCTTGTGTTCTTTAGATATAATGTCTAGTGTCTTTACAGAGTAACTACTTGTCGTATTAAAGCCAATAAGCATTACCCGTTTTGTTTTTAGCCTACCGTGTAGATCTGATAGAAAGCTTGCTCTTGTATTGATTACATCACTATTATTAGTCTTAATAGCGTCAAGCATTGACCAAGCAACGTTTCCAGCAAAGTTATTTGCAAAAACTCGTGTCACTACATTAGTTGTCTCTTCCATACTTACACCTCCACGTAAAAAGCATACCATTTCTGATATGCTTTGTCAAATCATATTTATTATTTCTTAGCTTTCTTAGTGTCCTTAAACACGATCCCATTAGCTTCGTACTGCTTCCTAATGTTTTCAACGGCTCTCTTGTTTGCTTCATCGACTTTCTTTTCTGCTTCTTTCCACTGACTCTCAGTAATCTTAATGTCGTGGGTTAAGATGTATGAGATAACATCGTGGTCATGCTTAATGGTTTGTGCTTCTTTATTTGAAGGTGACGTGAAAATATCAATTGTATCTAAAATTTCACCTAGAGTCGGCTTGTGTAACAATGTTGCCTTAGCTTTAGCCCTAGCTTCATCATTTTCTAATAGAAACGGTGCGTCCATCCTAATTTTTAATGCGTCTAAAATTTCTTTTTTACTTAATGCCATTATCTTTAGCCTCTTTCTTATCTAATTCTAAATAGTATTGTGTCTTCTTGACGATATAGTTATAGTCTTCATTATTAAAAATGCCTTTATTCATTAAGGCTTCTACTAACACGCCAACCATATCTGCATTTACATTTGCGAACCCAGAGTTTGTTACCATTATGTCCGTTGCTATTCTATGAATAACGTTATAGGCGCTATCAAAGGTAACAAGGTCATTATCATGTTGCCCTATCACTTCATTTGGCTTATCTCCAGTTCTATCAAGCTCTTTTCTAAGTTGATAGTAGGATTCAAAGTCCATATCTGATAAATTACGTATGTCAACGCTCAATAAAACACCTCCTAAACAATAATATCCTTGACGTTGTTTAGCATATCTTGCATGGCAATGTCTGTTATTGATTCAAAAGAAAACCCTTCTGAAACCATTCCCAGAGATTCTAGAGTGTCTAATATGTCACCCATTACAATTTCTCTGTCATGCTTGTTGCCAACAAAATCATACTTATCTCCATCAATTACATATATTGGTGATTCATTGTATCCACCATTGAAGAACTTGTCGTAAGCCTTCAAAAGTTCCTTGTAATATGATTTAAGACCAGCATCGTTTTGCACCTGTTCATATGGACGCCCGCGCTTACTTATTCTATTAACCATAGTTTCGTATGAAACATGTATGCCTATCATTAAATCTGGTGCCATTTTAGGCATTCCGTGTATCTTTCTGAGCATATGTTCTAATAGATCATCATAGATTTTTACTAGAACTTTAGAATCTTCTACCCCTCCTGCTACTCTGCCTAGCTTTGCGTTCGTATGGAAAAATAGGCTATCTTCATATATACTTCTGTCTAAAACACTGTTGTTTTCTTCAAGTGCACTCATTATACTATCTAGGCGCTTACTTAAAAAGTAAATTTGAAGTTCGAACGAGTACCGCTGTGGGTCTTTATAGAACAATGGAAGCATTGGATTGTCTTCAACTGACTCATAGTATACATTAGTTCCTAACTGATCCCCTAGTAGTGTTGCCAACGTAGATTTCCCAGAACCTATTACCCCTGATAATGTTATCACCATAGTTACCTCTTCCACCTATTAAATTTTTATATTGTGCTTATTCATTGTTATCAAAGCGTTAGCTAAATTATACTTATAAGAATATTTAGTAACGACCTCTCTAGCTTTTACATATCCTAAGTCATTAGCGTCCAGACTTCCATAAGGACTATCAACGTATCTAGTATTTATACCTAGCTCCGAAAGTTTCTTAGCGTATTTAAGCTCTTTATCAATTCCATCACTATCTAGATAAACTATTACAACTCTTGGACTTATGGCTGCTATCATGTTTAGCTGCTCTTCTGATATTCCTTTTCCATACGTTGCAACAGCCCCGACTCCGGCTCTTTCTAGTGTTAACGCATTAAAGACGCTTTCAACAATAGTAACAACAGAGTTAATCTTCATATTGTTAAGATTCCAAACGGTATTACTTGTTGAATACGTTACTCCATTGATAGCGGGAGCATTTATTGTTTTCAACAATGACTTCCCCGGAATAGCTCTTGTGTTCCAATATATTTGATGACCTTCACTGTCGTATGCTGGAAATACTATAGATTCAGGAACGCTAAGCTTTTTACCGTTTGCAGTGGTTACTATATCACCGTCAGTATACATAATATTAAACTTTACAGCCTGACTCTCAGTCACGCCACGATTAACTATGTACTCTACCGCTCTTTTTAATCCGGGAGTTATTTTAGAACCTACAAGTGGTCTAGCATTGCTTGGAAGCTTTACTGCCACAGGACTATTATTATTATTGTAGCTAGTATCTCCCATACTAGATAGTAGCTCGGTGAATAGATTATCGTCTTCTTCATAGTTTGTAGTAACCGAGTTTCCTAACTCATATGCTTTACTGTACGACTTTGCGTCAGCATAGCTAAAACCCATAAATTTAGTTAGAAACTGAATGATACCTTTAGACGCAGTGTCACACACGAAGCAATGCACGAATTGGTTCTTTTGGATATATAGTTTATCTCCTTCATGTTCGTCACCACATACAGGGCAATGCGTTATGACATCGTTACCTGTATCACGGTAGCTAGGAGATCCTAGAGCGTCTACGACGGCTGCCTGAAACTTATCCATGCTATCACCTCCTGCTATTTCTTGTTTACATCATTAAAATATTTAAGTTCTGCTCTAACAGTCTTATTCATAATAGCGTTCATGGTTAAAGCTTGACCAACCCTGTTATACAGTATAATTTCGTTCTTATTTGCCATTGACAGTGATATATGATCTAGCTTTTCTTCGTCACCAGAAGATACCTTAGCTAGTTTTCCAGCCTTAAATGCTCTGTCAACCAATCTAGTTTTCATTGTTGTAAGTATATCATCAACTAGCCTAAAGTTGTCTAGCACATCATTCTGATTATAAGTGCCATACCAAGACTTGAACCCTAGTGACTCTAGCTCAACACTAATTGCTGAGTTTTGAGCAAATATAAAATTGTAAGCGTCATAAGGCCTTTGATTTTCGAAGTCATATAGCTTCTTTAAATATACATTTCCTGCATTATAGTTTTCCTTGATATACTTTTTGAATTTAGCAGGTGTTCGACGATTATCGAACTTTAATAGTAAATCAGAATATGGATTGTTAAACGAATATCCAATATAGTTCTCTAGTGGGTATACATACATAATATCGCTTGCCGGTAGAATATACTCTTTACTCTTTCTGCCAACAGTCATTGCTGACACACTTATATAAACTACTCCATGACTAACAAATGCTTGTGTTGTTGTTTGATTTCCAGTCGCCAACGTTTTTCTTTGTGTCATAGAGTCTTTGTAGTCTGGTTGCTTGTTTTCCATCACAAAAGCTCCTCATTTAATTTCGTATTTATTATAACTAAATACTACCATACAATTGAGGAGTTGTCAAATCTATTCTATTTTAGTTCCTGCTTCTGTCTTTACTACTTTGATCTCATTATCAAAGTTATCCTTTAGCTCTGTTGAGTGTGATATTACAAATACGCTAGAATACTGTTTTGATTTTTCCTTTAATAACGTCATGACCTTATCGACGCCAACAGCGTCTAAGCTATCAAATATTTCGTCTAAGAATAAAACGTTTATCCCTGAATTTGATGAAACATAGTCTTGCAAAGATAGAGACAACGCCACGTCAAACCTACGTTGTTCTCCACTAGATAAAGAGTCATAATCTGTTGATTCAGCGTCTCTAAATACCTTAATGTTTATCTTATCAGAAACATTTCCTGATTTGTTTTCGGTAACAGCACTAATAGTAGCACTGATCGAGCCGTCTGTCAAAACAGACATATACTTTTCTAAGCTTTCATTAATTGCAGGATATACTTGTTCTAGGACAAAGCTCTTAATACCAGTATTACTGAACACACCCTTTACTCCATCTAGAACTTTTACTTTTCTAGTATCTTCATCGAACTTACTCTGATACTCTTTAAGGCTACTAGTTGCCTCTTCTAAGCTTTTTAAAGTACCTTCGGTATCAATAGACGGCTCTGACTCTAAGCGCTCTAAATTAGCTTTATATGTGTTTACAGTCCTTGCGGAACTTTCAACATTTGACTTAACCATATTTGTAGCATCAATTGATTTTTCTAATGAGTTAATTTCTGATAGTGTGTTATTAATCTTATTATTTATTTCAATTGTTTTAGGTTGAATTTGACTGTTATACGCATTAATTTTATCAATTTCTAATTCCAGCTTAGAGTAGGCTGCGCTGGCTTCCTTATAAACCTGTTTTTCAGTATTAATAATATCTAAGCATTTACGTCCTTCATCAGCAAGCCGTGATAACTCGCTCTTCTTATGCTCTTCATTTAGTGGTGAACCACAGTACAAACAGGTTGCTTGCTTGGCGTTCTTTATTTCCTTATACTGGCTTCCAAACTTATTTAAATCAGCTTTGCTACGCTTAGCTCTTTCAACTGCTGTATTCTTCTTCTGCATTTCAACATTAAGTTTGCGCTGAATACTATTAGTTTCTTTTGGACTTTCTAGATTATACTGCTCTTCTTTAAAGGTTTTAAGTAGCACCTTTAAATCACTTATCTTAGTAGGAACACCAGCGATCGACTCTTTTGATTTGTCAAGTTCTGTCTGTAACTTTTTATACTCGTCTAAGGCATCAGTATAACTTTGCTTAGCATACTCAATATTTTCTTTTCGTTGTCTTTCCTGATTGTTCTCTAATTCACGCTGGCTTTTAAAAGATTCCACCTTTAATTCAAGTTTCTCTTTTGACTGCTTGGTACTCTCTAAGTTACTTTGAGCTTCTTTATACTTATCACTAGCGATCAAGCTAGCCTTCTTATAAATTGAAATATTTGTAATGTCTTCAATTATTTCTTTTCGTT